GGTAAATCGCCCTCAAATTTGCGCCATTGATAACCATGTATGTAATCCTCCTTTTATGCTCCGGCTGTCACTGTAACGGCAAGCCCTGTTTCCACGGTGATCCCTTCCTCATCCACGGCAAGGACAATGCCTGCCAGGCTTGCGCCTGCCCCGGCATTCCCCACAGTCTGGTCATCCTCCATATAGCAGGGGCCCATCAGGTCTTTGACTGCCACCGGGTTCTCTGTGCTGTTTTCCCAGATAAATGTCCCCCTGGATACGCATACTACAGCGCCCCCGTCCGTTCCGTCCCGGTTGTCAACGGTTTCTTCCGCGCGTCCTGCTGCCTTTAAATTCTCTGCCTTTTTAGCCGGGACAGCATATCCGTCTGCTCCTACTGCTACCAGCGCCCCCTGATAGATCGTAACTCCTGCCTTAACAGGCAGTCCCAATGTTCTGGCCCCTCTTGCCACCTGGACCGTATCCCTTTCACTTGTCAATGCTGCCATGTCCTACCTCCCGTATGTTTTATAATCATCATCACTGATTCCCAGCTGCGCAAATACAGCCTTTGCCGCCCGGTCTAATCCCTCCGGGTGTGCGCCCTTTAAGACGGCTGCGTCTGTCGCAAACTGGATCTCCTCCATTGGCACCACCTGCGGGGCTTTTTCAACAAAATCCTTAAAGCCGGACGGATCCTTTAACGCATAGGCTGAGGCCCATTCCTTCTGTGCCGGTGCGATCTTTCCGGATTTAAGGGCCATTTCCACTGCATCATCTGCATCCCGTTTCGCCAGTTTCTCCTCCAGCTCCCGGAGCCTTCCTGCGGCTGTGCTGTCGATCCCTGATTTTAATGCCATGATCGCTGCGGCGGCTTCCGACGTCGGGGCGCCTGCTTTTAAT